TTGCAATTATTTGCTGATGAAAGTCCTGAAACGATTTCAGGAAAAAAACTTGTCTACTTATTTAGAGTGGCAGAAGATTCAAAAACAGAAAATGCAGGTGCTTTAGCTTTTGTAACTGAAAACGAAAGAACAACATCTAAAGATGCTGATTCTACACAAACGAAAGATGGGAATGTTCGTACACCTGGTGCTGCTGAAATTGAAATCACAAGTACATCATTATTGCCTAAAGGGGATAAGATGATTGATAAATTAGAATCAGCAATGCTAAATGACAAACTTGTAGAATGCTGGGAAGTAAATTTAGCTGAACCTGGTTCTAGCGCAAATAGTGGTAAATATAAATCAAAATATTATCAAGGATATATTACTGAATTAGGAATTTCTTCTAATGCTGAAGATAATGTTGAAGTAAGTATCACTTATGGAGCTAACGGTCAAGGTGCAGATGGATACGCAACATTGACTGATGAGCAAAAAGAAATTGCATCTTACGTCTATAAAGATGTAATAAAAGAAAGCGGAGAATAGGACGGGTATTTATATCCGTTCTTTTTATTTGGATTGAGAGGAGAAAATTATGGAATTAACTATTGAAAACAAAACATATAATTTTAGATTTGGAATTGGATTTGTAAGATATTTAGATGGAAAATCTTCAATTGAACAAAATGGTGTTCAATTTGGAATTGGATTGGAAACATTGATTCCAAACTTATTAACAGGAAATACTGTTACTTTATCTGATTGTTTATTTGTAGCAAATAGAACTGAAAACCCAAGAGTCACTCAGGAACAGCTTGATAATTATATCGATAATGAAAATACAGATATTGACGGTCTTTTTGACGATGTGTTAAAAGAGTTAAAAAAGTCGAATGCTACAAAGAAGAAAGCAAAGATGCTGATGAAAGAGTACGAAGAAAAAATGCAAGAAACACAGGATCAAGCAATGTAGTAACATATGAAGAAATAATCGAAAATTGTTTTCGCTATTTAAACATCAATGATATTGATAAAATCAATAGATTAACGATCAAAGATTATAGATGTTTGATGAAAGGCGCTCAAAAGAAAAAGATTGATGAATCAGAACAGTTATTTCTCTTGGCATGGGTTATCAGACAAGCAAAAGCACAAAAGAAAAGTGGTAGATATGTATATAGAACTTTCAAACAGTTCTTTAATCGAAAGAAAATCGAAAGCAGTATAGAAAATCAAAATAATGAAACTTCTCTCATTGAACGACTTAGACAAGCTGTAGAAATTCAAGGAAGGAAGTGATAATTATTGGAAACATATAGTGTAAAAGCAATACTGAGTGCTGTTGATCAAAACTTTACAAGCACTATGAAAATGGCTAACAGTAGTCTTTCAGGCATTAAGAGTGCAAGTGAAGGAGCTACTAGTTCAATAATGAAAATTGCTAGTGGTATAGGGGTTTTTAAAGCATTATCTGCAGGTGCTAATATGCTGACAAGCTCAGTCAGTGGTGCAGTTGATAGATATGATACATTAACAAAATATCCGAAAGTATTAACTAATCTCGGATATAGTACACAACAAGCAAATAAATCGACAGTTAAGTTGAAAGAAGGAATTCAAGGTTTACCAACAGCCTTAGATGATGTCGTCAAAACGTCACAAAGACTTACTGTTTTAACAGGTAATTTAGATAAGTCTACTGATACAACATTAGCTTTGAACAATGCTTTTCTGGCTAGTTCGGCTTCTGTTTCAGATACATCAAGAGGTATGGAACAGTATATACAGATGCTTTCAAAAGGGACTGTTGATATGCAGTCTTGGAGAACATTACAAGAAACAATGGGCTATGCATTAAGTGAAACAGCAAAGCAACTTGGAATTGCAAGCGGTTCTTCTAATGAATTATATAGTTCGTTACAATCTGGGCAAATTACATTTGATCAATTAAATGATGCCCTGATTGAATGTTCTACTAGAACAGGTGGTTTTGCTGAAATGGCATTAGAAGCAAGTGGTGGAATTAAGACATCGTTTGCTAATATCCAAACTGCTATTAAGAGCGGCATGGAAGGAACGATTTCAGCTATCGATACAATGTTGAGTAATTCAGGGTTGCCTAAAATTCAAGAAATGTTGGATGATGTCAAAAAAGGAATAAACAAAGTTTTCGGAAGCTACACATTATTAGATGATGGTACTAAAAAGTTTAACGGAGGTTTAGTACAGGCTGTTGCAAATTTTGATAACCTTAAGGGATTAGCTATGCAGACAGGATCTATTTTAGCTGGACTGACAGTAGCGACTGGAAGTGTTGATTATATAAAAGCTTTAGGTGGAGGGTTTGATGCTCTTTCACTTAAAACAAAGCTATTTAATAAAAGTTTAGCTGATACAAAAAATAAAATTTCTGTAGTAAGTAAAGTGCTTAAAGGAAATTTGTCATTAGGAACTAATGAATTTAAAAGACTGACGGCTAGTAGCCAAGTTCTTGCTGAAAAGGTAACAATTTTAAAAGGTGCACTTAACGGACGATTTGGATCAGATGCGTTTGGGAAATTGAGCAAAACAAGCCAAAAGTTTGCAAATGACATAGAAAACATTTTTCCACGCTTTGATAATATTACAAATAAGCTAGATGAAGTAAAAAGTAAATTTTCAAAATTAATGCCTGATTCAACAAAATCAAGTATTGATAATTTTAAAAATTTAATAAGTGGTAGCATGTCTATTGGAAAAGATAAAGTAAATGCTGTAGGTGATTCAATCGCACAAATGTCTTTCAAATTCCAAAGTGCGACAGGAAGATTTTCAAAAGACGGTCCTAAAATTTGGAAAGTTTTTAACAAACTCTCTAGTGTATCAGGGTATATATCAAACAAGATATCGCCAAAGTTAGGAAAAGCTATAAGTGCAGGATTTAAACAAATTCCTAATGCGGGTGTTAAAGCTTTAACATCGATGACTACTGCTATGTCAAAAGTATTTGCCATAGCCATGAAATCAGTAGGACCTGCAGCTATTTTAGGATTGGTTGTTGCTGGTTTAGGAATTGTAAATAATCAGTTTGGAAGTCAAATTGATCAAATGATTGCTACTGTAGTTACTCAAGCGCCAAAAGTAATAAGTAATTTTGTAAAAGGAATTACCAGTCAAATGCCTATGTTAGCAAGTTCAGGAGCACAGTTACTTGTTCACTTATCAGTCGGAATAGCCAAAACATTACCACTTGTTGTAAATGCAGGTATGCAAATATTGAATTCAATTATTCAGGGAATATCAGCTAACGCTCAATCAATTGTTAAAAGCGCGTTGCTAATTGTTGGTACTTTAGGTGGTGCAATATTAAATGCTATACCTCAATTGCTTGGAATTGGATTACAATTCATTGTTTCAATTACACAAGGTATTTTAGATAACATGCCTTTAATATTGGTAGGAATTCAAACTATGATTACCAATATTACAACAGCAATTCAAACCAAACTGCCTACAATGATACAAATGGGAGTTCAAATACTTCAAAATATCGCAACTGGTATCGTTCAAATGCTACCTCAATTAGTTGTAGGAGCTATTCAAATTATAACTACACTGATTAATACAATCAGTGAAAATCTTCCTACAATCCTTAATGGTGCAGTAGAAATCATCAATACATTAGTTGATGGTTTAATCAATAATTTACCACAAATAATCGATGCTACAGTTGAATTGATAGGAGCAATTTTAAACGCAATTATTACAAATCTCCCTCAAATCATGACTGCAGGTGTTCAAATTATCTTGAAGTTGGTTTCAGGATTGATTTCAGCAATACCTCATGTTATTTCGGGTGTGGTTAAAATTGCTAAGAAAATTATTTCAACTTTCAAGGATACAAACTGGTTAGAAATCGGTATTAATATTATCAAAGGAATCGCAAAAGGGATTTCTAATGCTGCTGGTCAGTTGTGGGATGCAGCGAAAAAAGCTTTAGGTTCGTTCAAAGATAAAGTATTAGGTTTCTTTGGAATCCATTCTCCTTCTCGTTGGGGTAAATGGGTAGGAAAAATGATTGATACTGGATTTGCTAAAGGTGTTGGTAATAATATTCGTTTGATTGCAAATCAAGCTCAAAAAATGTTTGATACTGTACAATCTTACGTTTTTGATGTCAATACATTAGGTATGAACCTTTCGCTCGCTGATGGACTTAGTGGTACTTTGAATCGTTATATAGAATACAATGATCGCTATATTGATGATGAAGGTGGTAACGATGATAACACAGAATATAACTTCAATATTACAACTGAAATTGATGGTAAAACAGCTGGTAAAGCAATGGCAAAATACACTAAAGAAGAACTTGATAGGATGGACAAACATTCAAGAAGATTGAGAGGTGATATCTAAATGTTATATGATTTTATAGACACAACTTCGAACATATCAGCAGGTAATTATTTGCCTGCTGAAGCAATGTCTTTTAATGGCGTTTATTTAGAAAATGAGATTGATGGTTATCGAACCCTCTCGGTTCAAGGCAGAGAACTTGCATCTTCTTCAATTAATGACATTGAAATTAATAGTAAAGATGGTACACATTATAAATCAAGAAGGTATGGTTCGAGAATTATTACTGTTAAATATCAATTGATTACTAAAAGTAATAGTGAGTTTAGAAAAGCATTTAATAAAATGAACAGCATTTTTGCCGTTGAGCAAGCACAAATTATTTTTAATGATGAGCCAGATAAATTTTTTATTGGGACCACACAAGGAAATCATGAAATTGAAGGTGGTTCAAACTCCGTAATAGGTGAGATTGAAATATATTGTGCGGATCCATTTAAATATAGCGTTAAAGAAAAAACAGTAACTGCTACATTAGATAACGGTTATACTTTTGAAATAGATTACAAAGGAACTAGAAAAGCTTATCCAAAAATCGAAGCTGTAATGCATGGTGACAATGGTTTTCTTGCTTTAGTAAACGATCAAAAGAAAATTCTACAGTTTGGAAATCCTGATGAAGTCGATGGAGAAAATTACACACAAAATGAATACTTATGTCATTTGTCAGATTTTGCTAATTTACCAAACGACTCTCCCGATTATTATAGACCTTATATTAGAACCGGTGGCGGAATGATATATCAAACTTACAATGGAAGTAATTATAACCCTTGTTTGTACATGACATCGGTAGCACAATCAGGACATTTTTGGACAGGAGCTTGCAGATTATTAACAATTCCAGCAGATTCAAATGGCGAAAGAGGAGCAAAGAATTTCTACTGCTATATGAATCAATGGTTCTCTATCGGTATATCAGGTCAAACAGGCATTCAAGAAATATCATTTTTAACGGATGATAACAAAGTAATTTGCGGAGTATCTATCAATAAAACAGACGCTGCAGGGGAAGGTGCCTACGTATCATTCTTTATCAATGGTGATAATGTTGTTAAAAATATGTTATTTTATCCATACGAAGATCAACAGTTAAATATGTTTGATAATGCAAGAGGTCATAATTGTGTTGTAAAAGAAGGCGGAACTATTAAGTTCTATTATCAAGGAACATATTATCAATATACAGTACCAGAAGTAGAAAATATGGTTTGTACAAAGATACAAGTTGGTATGGCTCAATGGGGCGAAAGAAACATGAGTGAACAATGGATATCACATAATTGTATTCGTGCTATCGATTTTCAAAAGATGTATGTAACTAAATGGCGCGATGTCCCAAATAAATTTAGAAATGGAAACAAATTAACCATTGAATGCGAGACTGCAAATGTTTATTTGAATGGTGTTAGAGATCCATCATTGGGTGCTTTAGCAAACAACTGGGATAATTTCTATTTGAAACCTGGATATAACCAAATCAAATTTATACATTCAACATGGGCTACTAAACCTACGGTTACATTAAAATATAGAGAGGTGTTCTTATGATTATTTATTTAGCTGATAGACATATGAACATCGTTGCTACATGTTCAAATAACCTACCAAAGGGCTTAAAATTTCAAAATGATTTAAAATCAGAAGATGTTGAGTCTGGTGTTGCTACTTTTTCAGTCGATATTTTGTATGATGAAGAAGATGCAGTTAAAACAGCTCAATATTGTGAATCGGGAAACTATGTGCTTGTCTACGATGATAATGGAGAAAATGGGTTCTATACAATAATCGAAGCTGAAAATGACAGAAAAGAGCACAGTATTAATATTTATGCAGAAGATGGCGGTTTGGACTTATTAAATGAGGTAGTTGATGCTTATACAGCAAATGGGCCTCATCCAATCGCTTTTTATATTGAAAAATTCTCATACGACAGTGGATTTGAGATTGGATTAAATGAAGTAAGTGACTTAAATCGTACGCTTTCATGGACCGGACAAGACACTTGTACAGCAAGAATCTTAAGTGTTGCAAATTCATTCGATGCTGAAATTGGATTCAGTTTTACTGTCAAAAATATGACTATTACTCATAAGTATATCAACATCTATAAGAAGCGTGGAAATGAAAATGTTGCTCAATTACGTTTGAATACGGACATTGATAACATCATCGTCAAAAGTTCCATTTCAGATTTGACTACTTGTTTGATTCCAAACGGTGGAACTCCTGAAGGTTCTGAACATCCGATAACATTAGCTGGATATTCCTATGATGATGGAGATATCTATATTAACGAATTGGGATGGGTAGCTTCAAGATCAGCATTAGCTAAATGGAGTCGATACCAATGGGAAACTTATGGAAACTATGGTGGTCATATTGTCAAATACTATTCTTACGACACGACAAGTCAATCTGAATTATGCAACAGATCAATTTCTTATTTAAAGAAATACTACGATATCATTTATAACTATGAAGTAGATATTGCTATACTTCCTGATAATGTTCGAATTGGTGATACAATCAATATTATTGATGAAAACGGTGAGCTTTATCTAAATGCAAGGGTCTTGAAATTAGAAACTTCATCTTGCGATAAAACTGCGACAGCAACATTAGGAGATTTCTTGATCAAATCAGGTGGAATCAATGAAAAAGTCAAAATGATGGCTGAACAATTTAAAGATTATGTAGTTAAGCAAAGAGAACAAACTTACAAGACTCAACAGTTAGCTAAGTCGGCTTTGACAAAAGCTAATGAAGCAAGCAGTGCCGCAACCAATGCAAGTAAGAAGGCTGATGATGCAAAAACAAGTGCTGCTGATGCAATCACTAATTCGAATACAGCTATTAATCAATCAAATGAAGCAATAAACAAAGCCCAACAGGCAAATCAGTCTGCTGGAGAGGCAAAGACAAGCGCTGAAACTGCTTTAACGAAGATTGATTCTGCTACTGCTGATTTAAAGAAAGCTCAAGATAACATCAATAGTTTAAAAAGTGATATCTCTTCTACTAACAAATCATTAGATGAACTTGCTAAAGAAGCAGGGGAAACAAAAGAAACCCTTGACGGTTTGAATGGCGATTTACAAGAGACAAAAGAAACTCTTAAATTGTCATATGCTAAGAAAACAGATTTAAGTAGTACAGAGGCAAGTCTTAAAGCTGAAATTACTAAAAGTGCAACCGAACTATCGAGCAAGATTGAAAGAACATATGCTGGTAAGAGTGAGTTAACTGATATTCAAGGCAAACTCCAATCTCAAATCACTCAAAATGCGGAAGGTTTAACAAGTCAATCTAGTAAAATTGATAAACTTGAAAACGATACGACCGATGCTCAAGAAAAGATTACTGCTGCTCGTAAAGCTGCTGAAGACGCTCAAACGGCAGCCAATGAAGCTCAACAAAAAGCAAATGATGCTAAAACTGCAGCTAAGAATGCTCAAACTTCAGCCGATTCAGCAAGCGCTAATGCTACTGATGCCCAACAAAAAGCAAACGAAGCAAAAGCTACAGCTGAAAATGCGAACAACAGATTACAGTCTGCAGAGTCAGATTTGTCTGCTGCTAAAGAAAATTTAAAAAATGTTACTGCTGATGTCAACGCGACAAAAGAACAAGTTCAAGCTGCCCAAAATGCAGTAACTGAAGCCGAAAAGAATGTATCAAAAGCTCTTCAAGATGCCAATGATGCACAAACTACAGCTAAGAATGCCCAAACGGCTGCCGATAATGCTCAAAGTGCCGCTGACGATGCTCAACAGGTTGCCGACGATGCAAAGACGAAAGCTGAAGGTGCATCTACCGCAGCTGAGATTGCAAAGTCAACCGCACAAAAGGCTCAGGAAACGGTTGCGGCCTTGACAAAACGAATTGAAACTGCTGAAACAAACATTAACCAAAATGCGAAAAGTATTTCGTTGACTGCTCAAAAAGTTGATGAAGTTGGTGATCAGTTAAAAAATAATTATTACTCTAAGATTGAAACTGATGCTGCAATCAAAATCGAATCCGATAAAATCGACAGCATTGTACATAGAGTTGATACAATTGACTCTATATCTAACGAGGCTATTACCCAAGCAACTCAAACTGCGGATAAGTTTAACTGGCTTGTTAAATCAGGTACAAGTGCGACTGACTTCACTTTAACTGATCGTACTGCTACATTGATTTCTCAATATATTAATCTTAATGGATTGGTTACTTTTAGTGGATTGAACTCTGAAACACAATCGAAAATCACTAATGCTTCAACTAATGCCTTAAATGCAATATCTAAGGCAGATTCAGCAAACACCTTACTTTCTTCATGGTGTTCAGCAAATGACAAAACTCTTATTAACGGTGCTAAAATTTATACCAGCTCAATTACTGCTGAAAAAATAAGCGTAAATACTTTAAGCTCGTTATCTGCCAATCTTGGTTCAATTACAGCGGGATCTATCAATATTAATAACAAGTTTATTGTAGACTCAGTTGGTAATCTAAAAGCGACTTCAGCTGAATTAACTGGTAAAATCACAGCTACTAGCGGAACAATTGCTGGTATTAATATTAAATCTGGTCGTCTTTACACGAGTAAAGAATCTATCGTACATCATCAAACAGGAGACCCTGTATCTAGCACCGATGCGAACAGGTGTTATGTGTTGAATACAACAGAGATATATGATACAGGATATTTTAAAGTCAAATCTGATTATACTATACACTCACAACTCGCTGAGGACGGTAATGACTTATCTGGAAGTATTGGTACAAGTATTATTAGAGGTGGATTCTTAACGATTAAACATAGCATTAAGGGTGGCGGATATACAAGTATAAAAGGTCATGAAATTATAGCATCTAGCAATAATTATGGAATCACTACTATTTCTGGCGGATCAATTGGTACAGATACGTTGCTCGTATCAGATAACGGATGGTTTGGCAAACAATATTTTTCAGGTGGTGACTGGGTTGGTTGGTATAATAAGCAAAATGGAACTCGACAAGGATGGATTGGTCATAATAAGACAACGAATTTTTATATAATTAACGAAGCTGGAGGAGAAATCAGTCTGAAGGGCGGGCATGCTCGTATCGATGGGTACGTTTTACCGAAACTTCTTCAGACAAATTACACTGATAATAGTTTAGGTCAATTTTGGGATAGCTATGATAATGGTAATGCACGATTAAGATTGAATGTGTACAATAAGTACAGAAGTGGATGGGGTTGCGAATACCATTTCATACTGCATTCAAATGGTATGAATTCATTCCGCCCAGGTTCCGATGGATCTGCTAATCTAGGAACATCAAATTGTAGATGGTCGACCGTATATTCAACAAGCGGAAGTGTTTCAACATCCGATATGAAACAAAAAGATGTTATTGATGATTACGATTTCAAAGCGAGAGACTTCATTATGGGGCTTAAACCAATTGCTTATCGATTAAACGCTAAAGGTGCGAGCGGTAAAAGAATTCATATGGGATTTGGGGCTCAACCTGTTTATAAATTAATTAACAATCTTGAACTTGGAGATTTGTCATTAGTAGAAGCATGGAAGATTCGAGAAGATTCAGATATTGAGGAACCTTATTATGGCGAAAAAATGGATGACAAATATTTAAGATGGGGTATGAAGTATGAAGAATTACTTGCTCCATTAGTAGCTTTGGTTCAAGAACAACAAATCAAAATAGAAAAACTAGAAAAGATTATAGGAGGAAACTAGAATGGCTTTAACCGTTAAAGAAACTAAAAATCTCACAATGAGAAAAGAAATTTATGTGGATGATAACTTAATCAAAACATTATCAGCTACTATTGATTCTAATACGAATAATATTTCGTTCAGTACAGATTATATTCAAAATATGGAACTTTACAAAGCAAATAAAGTTGAGATTCGAAGAATTGAAGCTGAGTTTGAAGATAGTGCATTTGATCAACAAGAAAAAATGTTAGAAGGTGTCTCAAATGGTGATTAAAGATATTTTAGACAGCATGGAAGCTCTTAATAAATTAAATAATGCTCATGGAATGTCTAGTGTTGTGGCTCTTCGTATTGGAAAAAACATCAAAGCTATTGAAGGCGAAGTTAAAGTATTTGATGATGTTCGTACGAAATTATTAGAAGAATTCGCTAATAAAGATGAAAACGGTAAACCAATCATTGATAAAGACACTAACCAATACAATGTTCCAGCTGATAAATTAGAAGCTTTGGAAAAAGAAATTAAAAAACTTCAAAATGAAGAGGTTAAAGTAGATATTAAAAAACTATCTCTTGATGATGTTGAAAAAGCTGATTTATCTCCAAGAGAGCTTATGTCTATTGAATATATGTTGGAAGATTAGAAAGTGAGGAAAATAAATATGGATCTAAGTTTTATCACAAGTTATTTTGTACCTGTTGTAATGGCAGGTTGTTTAGCAACAGGGTATGTTGTAAAAAAATGGATTAAGGATGTAGACAATAAATACATTCCTACAATCGTATTTATTGAAGGTGCAATTTTAAATTGCATTGTAATGAATAATATTACTGTAGAAACAGTAGTAGGTGGTGCTATTTGTGGTTTGGCATCCACTGGACTTCATCAAGCTTTTACACGCTTGATTGAAAATAAAGAAAATTAGAGGTGTGTGTATGCAAGAAATTTTGATGCAAACATACACTATTGCTTTACCTATTGTATTAGGCTATATCGTATGGTTATTACAAAATCAAAAAAAATCACGTGATGCAAATTCACGTGGTACTATGCTTCTTTTAAGAGTGCAATTAATTGAATATCATTCCAAATACACTAAAAGAGGGAACATTCCAAGTTACGCATATGAAAACTTCAATGAAATGTATGGCGCTTATCATGATTTAGGCGGTAATGGGATGGTAACTCACATGAAAAAAGAAATAGATCAGTTACATTTTAATAAAAATGAAGAGAGCGAATAGCTCTCTTTTATTATGAATAACAACCAAAAATTGCAAAAAATGGTTGTTAAACGGAATTAAAACGGTAGAAAAATAGAATTAGTGAACAAAGGAGATTATTAAATGGGTTCAGATGAATTTTTAGATTTATGTAAAAAAACAGTTAGAGAATACACAGAAGAGCATCTTGATAAAACGGATGGCAAAGTTGATTTTGATGTCTATGCTGTTTGGAGTTGCAAAGCATTGCAAAATAGTAAAGCTTTAGCATCAACATCTCTTCCAGATGGAATGTACTTCGAATGTACGTATAACGGAGATAAGAAAGAACTTTATTTAGATGCCTATAAGAAAATTGAAAATAGATGTATCAAGTTAGGAGGGAAATAATATGTCATATGAATTAAAACAAAATTTAGCCAATAGTGCTAATTATGGAGCACAAAGAGATTTATCAAAAATCAAATATTTAATTATTCATTATACAAGCAATGATGGAGATAGTGATGAAGCAAATGGAAAATACTTCGCTAACAACGTAGTTAAAGCATCCAGTCATTATTTTGTAGATGATAATTCAGTAACTCAATCAGTTCCAGATGATTATGTTGCTTATGCTGTTGGCGGTAAGTGTCAATCAAATCATCATCCAATGTATAAAGTAATCACAAATACAAACTCAATTTCGATTGAAATGTGTGATAATCACAAAGATGGAACGGTTCATATTTGTGATGAAACTCTTGCAAATACTTATGCACTTGCAAGAGCACTTATGAGTAAATACAACATTACTATTGATCGTGTTTATCGTCACTACGATGTAAACGGTAAATTATGCCCTAATTGTAATGGGCTATTGGATGATGCTATTTGGCAAAACTTTAAAAATAACATCGTTAATTCAACAGTTGGTAACCTAGGAACTTCAACAGCAACTACTGTTCCTGCTCCAGCGGTAAATCCTAATAAAGATTCAATTGTTTCAAGAGGACAACAACATTCAATCAATTTCACAGGTCATTCAATTTCGGTTGATGGTGCAAGAGGTCCAAAAACGCAAGCAAATATTGCACGTTGTTTCCAACATGCGATTAATTTAGATTACAAAAAATCATTAGCTGTAGATGGTGCTTTTTGTAAAAATAGTAAAGCAGCTTTAGATGAACATTATGTTAAAAAAGGAGAAAAGCAATATCTTGTTACCGCTGTAGAAATTGCCTTAATGTGTCGTGGATATGATGTTGGCGGTGTTGAATGTCCTGGTATCTTCGGTGATGGTTTAGAAAAAGCTGTAAAACAATTCCAAAGCGATAGAGGATTGAAAGTGGATGGAATTGCTGGAAGAGATACAATTTTAAAATTAATTGGATGTTAA